GGTGCCGTGTCCCGGCCATTCGTTGGAGGCGAGGCAGGCGGCGTAGGTGGTGAGGTCGCGGCGGACCTGCTGCGCGCCCTGGTGCTTGCTGGCGGCGTCCAGCATCACGGCGCTGGCCGCATAGGGCCATTCCGTCTCGACCGCCACGAACACGAACGCCAGCACGTCCAAGCCGCTGGCGCGCGCGAAGCCGTCGCTGTAGAACGCGTCCTGCACGTGGTAGCGCTTGCGGGCGATCTGGCGGGCGAACTCGGCCGGGCTTGCGTCGCTGTAGGTCTTGACGTCCAGCAGGATCACGCCGTTGTCGCCGGCCGGATGCACCCAATCAGGACGGCAGCGGCACAACACGCCGGTATCGGGGTCGATCCAGTAGGCGGACACCTCGGGGCGGCCTGCGGCCAGCGCCTCGGCCACGTCCGGCAGCCGGCGCACGCTTTCGGCCTGGCGCAACGCCGTCTCGCGCTGCTCGTGCGTGATGATGATTCGGCCCTGGCTCTTCTGATTCCATTCGGCCCACCACTTCTGGCGCGCAATGCTGCTCTCGCTGGGGTTCTTCGCGTTGAGCATGGCTTCGGTGGGCCGGTCGGGCGCGTCAGCGGGCAGCACGGCGTAGCGCTTGTCGAACTCGGCCGGCTCCAGGATGGCGCAGTGCGCGAGTTGGCCTTCCAACTGGCCGGCGCGCTCCTTCTCGGGCGGCCGGCCCGGATCCAGGTGCAGCGCATAGAACGTCGCCGGCGAGCGCGCAACGTGATCCAGGCCCGTCTTGCTGATGCCCGGGCCGCGGTGATAGGCCTCGATGTCCTGGCCGTCGATCGTGCACGGCGCGTCGATCAGGCTCACGGCTTCGGTGATGGCGTTCATGCTTCGGACTCCGGGATGCCCGACCGCAACCGCAGCTCGCGGATGGTGTCGGCGGTGAATTCACTGTCGGCCGCGTGGCCGAACCATTCGCACGCGGCGACGACGCCGAACGCGCGAATCGTGTTCTCGAAGCGGTCGGCCGGCACCAGCTCGTCTACGGGCGGAATCTCGCCTGGGCCACCGTGGGGGATGCGGCTCATGTTCATTCCTTCGCGACGACCACGGTCTTGCCGCAGCCATCGCAGGCGGTGAGGGTGGATTGGGCTTGCTCGTCGCGCTGCTGGCGGTCGCCGTAGCCGAAGAGCAGGGCGGTCAGCACGGCGGCCACGGTGAATGCGGACAGGCGGGCGTCGCGGTCGCGCAGGAGGCGGCGGATCATTGGGCACCTCGGGCTTTGGCGATGGCATCGCGCGCGGCATCCGCAGCGCGGCCCGACGTGTACTGGTGCGTCAGCGGGTCGTCGACGAAGGCGTCCAGCATCTGTTCCAGGGCGGACAGAAGCTCGGGCGCGGCGGCGATGAGGCGGGCGTCCTCTGCGCGCCAGATGCTCTCGGCGATCAAGTGGCCGCCGTAGTAATCGACATGGTCGTGGCCGCCGTTGAGGGTGTAGTTGGGCAACGGTTGGTCGGACACCACGGTGCCGCCCGTCTTACCGGCGGTCCAGTTCCCAGGCGTGTGTTTCGTCGTCATGCCTTGCTCCAGCCGCGGCGGGCAAACGTCACGCGCTGGCCGTCGTCGCACAGGTCGACCAGATCCGAAACCAGATGGCCCTGGGCCAGCAGCGCCCACTGGCGGAAGTGCGCGCCCACGACGGCGAGATCGTCGCCGCGCACGGAAGACGCAACCGCCATCGCAAACGCCAGCTCGGCAGCCGGCCGGGCCTCGGTCGCCGCATACAGCGCCTCGGCAGCGCGCTGGTCGGCCTCGTGCTGACGAACGACCATCAGGTCCTGAATCAGCACGCGGTGCACGTCGGCGTCCATTTCCCGCAGGGCAGCCGTGCGGCGCTGCGTCTCCGTCAGCGGCGGAATGATCGCGGCCGTGCCGCACTCGGTGGGGTAGGCGAGGTTGGCCATGTCAGTTCCTCGAAGCCAGCTCAGCGTCGTGGGCCATCGACCGGTAATGCTTCAGCGCGGCGGCATCAGCGCGGTAACGGTCGAATTCGGGGCGGAAAGCCTCTTTCACTCGGGCCTGATTCATCGGATCCGCAACGAGCCAGGCTTGCGCCAGCATCTTCACGAAGCTGCCGCCGTACTGGTGCATCGTCTCGGCGGTTTCGCGGTCCGTAGTGGCGTCGATAGCCGCCTGTTTGATCATGCTGCTCATGGTGGTCTCCTTGCCCCGGCACCCGGGGCGGGGTGGGGAAGGATCAGCGGTAGGGGAGGAAGGATTGCTTCACGCCATCAGCGGCGAGATTCGCAGCGACGGTGCTGAACCAGCGGCTGCCGCGGTGCTCTTTCGAGTAGCGCAGGCCGAGCGCGCGAAGGACGCGACCGATCGCCATGCCGGCGATGTGCTGCGCGTTGTCGATCAGGCCTTGCTTCGTCATTTCCGTCTCCCAGGTTGCTCACGGGTTGTGAGTGATGCATTACCGTTTGGTGATGCGATGGGAGAAGATTACCAAATGGTAATTGTGCGATCAATACCAAATGGTAATTTAATTTGTAACGGGCACAAAAAAACCGCCCGGAGGCGGTTGGGTGTACTGGGCGTCTCTATTGGAAGCCGATTGGGAGCGCCCGGACGAGCGCGATGGTGGCCATGTTCAGGGTCTGCTCCGGGTGCTTCTCGCAGTAGTTCTTGATCCAGCCGGCCAGGCCCTCGCGGTCGGTATCGATTTGCCCATTGTCGGGCCTCGTCATATTGGTTGCTGTGACGAACCCTTGCACCCATGCCATGTAGTGGTTGGTCATTGTCGGGTAGGTCTCGCCATTACCGAGGCGGATGGCCCGATCAGGGCCCGCTTTTTTGAACGCAGAAAGGAACGAACCGCAGGAGTCATGCACCCCTACGCCGTGCCCGATTATCTGAGCCTGGCCAGCAAAGGAAACCGTGCAAAGCAGCGATGCGGCGAGCAGGGAACGCTTCATCTATGCAGCCTCCAGGAAGGCGACTAGACCGGCACGAATTTGCCGATCACCACACCGCATATCGTAGCGCGGCCGTTCACGCGAATCACCTTTTCGGGCCAGTCCGGATTGAGTGGGCGCAAGAACATTTCGCCATCCTCGATGATGAGCTGCTTGAACGTCGCGCGTTCTTCATCATCCAGACGGACCACCACGTGCTTGCCGCTGTAAGCCTCGCGCGAGGGGTCCACGAAGATGATGTCGCCGTCCTGAAACTTCTTTTCCATGCTGACGCCTTGGACCTTCAAGGCGAAGGTGTTGGGGCCATGCGCGACGGGACACGGTAGCCACTCGTCGGCGTCCGCGGGCTGGAAGTTGTCGCATATTTCAGCCCATGCGCCTGCCTGCACCCACGAAATCACTGGTACCAACCCCCTTATTTCTGGTCCTGCGCTGATGTTGTCTCCGCTCACGCCGGCGCCCAGCGGACTGCCTTCGTCCGTCTGCTCGAGGTACCGGAGTGGCATGCCGACCGCTTCCTCGAGGTTGCGCGCCTTCCGGCTGCCAAAAGACTTGGTCTTCAGCAACCCAGAAATTTCGCCCTGGTTCAGGCCATGTCGGGCAACGAACGCGGCCATGTTCGGGAAGTGGCTGTCGATCCACTTCCTCAGCTGGCGGCGTCGGTTCTCGACCTCTTTGTCTGCGGCGTTGTTCATGCGCGGCATTGTCTATTACCGAAAGATAAATCACCAAAAGGTATTGACTTACCATTACCAAATGGTAAAGTCACGTCATGCGCACAGAAAACGAAACCCCCTCCCGAGTCCCCGTCGAGGCACTGTTGCAGTGGCTCCGGGATACCCCCAAAGCGGAAGCTGAGGCCCGTTGTGCCGCCCGCGGCACGTCGGTGGGCTATCTGCGACAGATCGCCTACGGCTACAAGGTCGCGGGCCTGATCGGCGCCGATATCGAGCTGATCACGGAAGGGAAGTGCCGGCGGCAAGACCTGCGCCCGCACGACTTCGCGCGGTATTGGCCAGAGCTGTCGACAGAAGGCAGGTCGGCGGCATGACCCCATCAATGCACCGTGGCGTATTCACGCCCATCGGTCGCCCACGCCGTGCGGTCACGTTCGGCGCGCAGTTCATCAAAGATGTCCAGCACCGCTTTCTCGCTCGGATCCACAAAGGTCCGGCGGGCGATGTCTTGCGCGGTCTGCAGCAGTTTTTCGGTTTCGGTCACAACTCAACCCTCGCTCTTTGTTCATAAGGAAGTACTCGATGAGCACCACCCAGCCAGTATCTGGTGACAGACAAGAAAGCACCCGCAAGACCGGCGCAAGATATTTAGCCGAGGTTTTGCAGCGCCTTGCGGTGACGACGCAGGACCGTGCAGCGTCTTGCATGGGCATGGATGCCAGCACGCTCAGCCGCTTCAAGGCAGAGCATCTGGAGCGCGCCTGCCAGCTGCTGGCGGCTGTCGGGCTACAAGTCGCGCCGGCGGATGCCGTTGTCGTGAGCCGCGACGACCTGCAAGCGCTCAAGCGCATGGCCTACAAGTACCTGCAGGCCGAGATTGAATCAGACGAGCGAGTCTGACATGCGCCAGCGCCTGCTGAATCCCCAGACCTATCTGCTGCGCGGAGCCAGCCAGCTTGCTGCCGTGCAGACGAAGCTGGACAACCTGCCGCTGGACGACGAGAACCCGCTGGAAGTCGTGATCCGCGAGCGCGCCAAGCCGCGCCGCATGAGCCAGAACGCGCTCATGTGGGCAGGTCCTCTGAATGACATCGCAGAGCAGGCCTGGGTGAACGGCAAGCGCTTCACCGCCGAGGCCTGGCACGAGCATTTCAAGCGCGAATTCCTGCCCGAGCAGTTCGACCCTGACCTGTGTCTGGAAGGCTATGTGAAGTGGCAGATCACCCCGCGCGGCGATCGCGTGCTGGTGGGCAGCACCACGGGCCTTACGGTAAAGGGCATGGCCCAGTATCTGACGCAGATAGAGGCCGCTGGCGCCGAGCTCGGCGTCGAATTCCGTACGCGTGAGGCCCGACCATGAAAAAAGCCGAGATTTCGGCCGGCGGCCTGCGCAACAGTTCTCTCATGAGAACCGCGCCTCTGACCCGCAAGACCCCGCTCAAGGCCACCACCGGCCTGCAGCGCACCACATTCAAGCGCCGCGCACCGAAGAAGCGCGCCGGCCATGAACCCAAGTACCTGGCCGCATGCCGCGGCGAGCCGTGTTTCCTCCTGATCCCCGGCGTGTGCCGCGGCGAACTGGAAACCGTCGTTCCGTGCCATGCCAACTGGTCTGCCTACGGCAAGGGCATGGGCATGAAGGCCAAGGACATCTTCACCGTTCCCGGCTGCTTTCGCTGCCACCAGTGTCTGGATCAGGGCTTCAGCCTGACCGACGACCAGAAGCGCGCGACCTGGGAATGGGCATACAACCGCTGGCTGCCCGTGCGCGCCGGCAAGATGAACGAAGGAGCCGCCCATGGCTGCTGACTGGATCAAGATGCGCGTCGACCTCCCGACGCATCCAAAAGTTGTCCGCATGGCGTCCGCTTGCAAAGCGGACAGATTGCGCGTTGTTGGTGGACTTTTGTCCGCGTGGAGTCTTTTCGATGTCCATTCCGTCAACGGCCAGCTTGAAGGTTACAGCCCCGAAGTGTTGGACGAGACGATTGGATTCCCCGGTTTTGCACACGCCATGATTTCGGTCGGCTGGCTCGAATTTGACGGCTCGTCCCTATGGATGCCGAGGTTCGAAGAGCATAACGGCCAATCGGCGAAGAAGCGCGCACAGGACGCAGACAGGAAGCGAAACGACCGAAATTCGTCCGCTAATCAAGCGGACAAAAAGCGGACTAGAGAAGAGAAGAATAGAGAAGAAGAAAAGAACCCCCTTAATCCCCCTGCGGGGGCTGAGGCTTGGGCGTTGCCGGACTGGGTTCCTGCTGAACCCTGGAAGCAGTTCGAGGAAATGCGGCGCCGGAAAAAGAAGCCCATGACCGACGCGGCCCGCAAGCTGGCCGTGACCAAGCTGGACACCCTGCGCGGTGCTGGCCACGACGTGGCGACGATGCTGGACCAGTCGATCCTGCACGCCTGGGACACGTTCTACGCCCCGAAGACGAACGACGCGCCGGCGCAAGGCGCCTTCGGCAATGACCAGCCGTGGACGGGGGCAGTGTGATCGGCCATCAATCCCTGTTCGATGCTCGCATGGCCGGTTTCCAACCTGGCGACGTCTGGGTGTCCTGCGTGCAGGAAGGCGTCGAGTACGGCAGTTTCACGCACCCCGATGCGCAGATCGGCCGAATGACGAACGGGCGGTGGGTTGGCCTGCCCGAGATCCACATCCACGACGGCGAGAACGCCGCGCTGCTGGACCTGCGGGTCGTCGTCGGCCTGACCGTCCACATCCTCGCGCCGAACCGCCGGCGCGCCCTGCAACTGATGCGCCAGGTGTCCGAGTGCTCCCCGGCCAAGGTCATCGCCTCCGGCCCGTGGGGTCTGATCGTCTGGCACCCGGCGCAAGAAACCGAGGAATACCCAGCATGAGCCAGATTCTCACCCCCAACGATTTCGACTTCCGGGCGTACATGGAGGAAACCGAGCCGCAGGCCAAGGTGCTGGCCGCCGAAGCTTGGCGCGACGACCTGGTGCGCTCGGTGGAGCATGGCGACCAGCTAACGGGCGCAAAGTTGCCCTGGTCGAAGACGCACGACTTGCTGCGCTTCCGCCCCGGCGAGGTGACGCTGTGGCAGGGCATCAACGGCCACGGAAAGTCCGAGTTGCTAGGCCAGGCCTGCATCGGCTTTGCCACCCAGGGCGAGCGCGTGTGCATCGCCTCGTTCGAAATGAAGCCGCAGGCGACCCTGAAGCGCATGCTGCGCCAGACCGCGATGAATGCCCGCCCGAGTGTGCAGGCCGTCGATCGCCTCATCGACTGGTCGCGCGATCGCCTTTGGCTGTACGACCAGCAGGGGACGGTAACCCCACCGATGCTGTACGCCGTGGCGCGCTACTGCGCCGACCGCAAGAAGGTGCGCCACATGGTCATCGACAGCCTGATGAAGTGCGTCCGCGGCGAGGACGACCACAACGGCCAGAAGGATTTCGTGGACATGCTCTGCTCGCTGGCGCGCGACCTGGGCATCCACATCCACCTCGTCCACCACGCCAAGAAGCAGGCCGACGAGGACCAGGTGCCCGGCAAGTTCGCCGCCAAGGGCTCCGGCGCCATCGTCGACCAGGTGGATCAGATGCTCACCGTCTGGCGCAACAAGCGCAAGGAGCGCATTGCCGAAGCCGAGCTGCGCAAGGACGGCGAGGTATCGGCAGACACCCAGGACCAGCCCGACGCGCTGCTCATCTGCGACAAGAACCGCCACGGCGAGTGGGAAGGACGGATCAACCTCTGGCGCCACGCCGAAAGCCTGCAGTTCACCAGCGACAAACGCCGCCAACCCCTGGACATGATCGGAGCCCTCGCATGACCCAACCCCAAACCGAAGCCTACGACCCGATGGCGGGAACGCTGGCGGCCCTGCAGACGTCGGACAGCTTCGCGCGCGCGCAGGTCGCTGACCCCTGGGCGCGGGATGGCGCCCAAACAGGCCCCGATGCCTCGCCACGCCGCGGCAATGCTGGATCTACGGTGGCGCCCATGCCGGGCGTGAACGTCACCATCCTGGCGCTGGACCTGGGCACGAGACTGGGCTGGGCGGTGCGCGCCCGCGATGGCGCTGTCTGGCACGGCACGGAAGCCTTCACGCCGCGCAAGAGCTGGACGCCGGGCCAGCGCTGGCTGCGCGCGCGGTCCTTCCTGACGGACCTGATCGTGCGCCACCAGGTGACGGTGATCGCCTACGAGGACGTCAAGCGCCACATGGGCACGGACGCCGCGCATGCCTACGGCGCGTTCCTGTGCATCGTGCAGATGGTCGCCGACAGCCACCGCGCCACGCTGCAGCCGGTGGGCGTGAAGACGATCAAGAAGTTCTGGACGGGCAACGGCAACGCCGACAAGGACGCCATGAAGGCCCAGGCCACCGTCCGGGGCCTCAAGCCGGACACCGACAACGATGCTGACGCCCTGGCCATCCTGCATTGGGCCGTCGACCAGGAGCGCAAAGCGTGAGTGCGGAGATTACGACCCCTATTCGCCGCAGTGACTGCGGAGATTACCCGGCGCACGTCTGGCGCAAGGAGACATCCATGAACAAACCCCACATCAAGCTCATCGGCGGCGTATGGCGCTGCCAGTCCGCCGACGTCATGAACACCGGCCCGACGCCGCGCCAGGCGTTCAACCGTTGGCTGGAAGCCACGATCAAGGCCGGCCTGGAGCATTACGGCCGGGCCGAGGCCCTCGTGGAGTTGCCCAAGCCGAAGCGCGAGCGAGCCCGGAGCCGGCCGCAGAAGCCCAAGGCGCTGGACGGCCTGGATATCCCGGTCTTCGTCGCCGAGCCGCGCACCATCAACGCCCTGCAGCGCCCGGCGCTCAGCCTGCAGTCTGTTGGCCTGCGCCTGAACGGCAGCCGCGCGCTGGAAGCGCAGCCGAAGACGCCTTCGCTGGCTGGCGGCCGGCGGGGAGGGGAGTGATGGGATCCATTGCGAACGCTCTTGGGGAAATGTGGCACGGGATTTTCACGCCGCCTGTGATGGCTGCCGATGTCGCGTTGGACATCGTCAAGCGTCAGGAGGAAGAACGGGTGTTTCTGGACCGTCTGCGTGGACTCGATCCCGTGCCAGGACCGAACATGGGGCCTTGGATCAAAAGCTATCGGCGCATCCGCCCCTTTCCGGAAACGGAGCCGCAGCCCGAGGTGATATTCGCCAGGTGGTGCTGGGGGACATTGGCGCGGGTGGAAGATCGCTCCAACTGTTGGGCGTGGGCCGCCGAGAAGCACCGCCGCCTGTGCGTTGAATACCGCTGGCTGATGCGCCAAGCAGAACGCGCGAGCGGCCCGCCGAAAGGCCACGATCACCCGGAATGGGTCTAGGAGACCAGAATGAACCATGCTACCGCCGCCCGCGCCGTCGATCCCTTCCTGTACGCCCAGGCCGACGCCGCCGAAGAACTCATCATGACCTGGTACCGCTACACGCTGGCCTGCCGTCCGCATCTGGGGCATTCGAACGCCTCGCCGATGTTCAAGGACGCCAAGCCCACGCGCGGCCGCACCGATGAAACGCTGGACGAGCGCGAGCTGCGCATCGCCACCAGCCAGGCGCGGCAGGTCGACGTCTGCATCGACAGCCTGCCAACGTGGCAGATGCGCGCCGCCGTCGACATCCACGCGGCCAACCGGCACGCCGGCAACCGCCTGCTGCGCAACCCGCGCCTGTCGCCCGAGCAGTTGCGCGAGGCGTATCAGGAGGCCAAGGAACTGCTGGTGCCGATGTTCATCCGCCGGGGGCTGATGGCCGATCCCCTTGCACCACGCTGAAACCGGCTGTACTATCGCCTCCGAGTCTCCACAAGTGCCCCCATGAAGCCCTGGCCAATGCGCCGGGGCTTTTTCGTTTCCGCCGCTGCGCCTGGTTGGTCCCGGGCCAGCGGCTTTTCATTCGAGCCATGACGATGAAACCCGCCTCCGCGAAGCCTTCGGCCGCCGGCGGGAAAGTTGCGCCTAAAAAAGGGCCGAATAGGGGCAATGCTGGAAAAGGCCGGCCGCCTGGCTCGCCGAACAAGGAAAACAAGCAGCTTCGGGAAATGATCCTGGAGGCGCTGGACCGGAAAGGCGGCGCGGACTACTTGGTCACCCAGGCCGAAGAGAACCCGAAGGCGTTTCTGTCGCTCTTGGGCCGCGTGCTTCCCCTGCAGGTCACCGGCGACGGCGGCGGCCCGGTCGGTCATTCCATCACGGTCACGTTCAAGTAGCCGCGATGAACGTCGAGTTTCCCCAGAAGCTGCGTTGCCTGTTCCAGCCCAGCCGGTACAAGTTCGTCCGCGGCGGTCGCGGCTCGGCGAAATCCTGGAGCATCGCTCGGGCTTTGCTCGTCATGGGCGCATCGCGGCCGCTGCGCATCCTGTGCACGCGTGAGGTCCAGAAGTCGATCAAGCAATCCGTGCACCAGCTGTTGCGCGATCAGATCGTGGCCATGGGCCTGGAGTCGTTCTACGAGCCCCTGGAACATGAGATCCGCGGCAAGAACGGCACGCGCTTTCTCTTCGCCGGCCTGTCGGACCTGACCGCCGACAGCATCAAGTCTTTCGAGGGCGTGGATTTCGTCTGGATCGAAGAGGCGCAGACCATCACGTCGCGCAGCTTGAAGATCCTGGTCCCGACAATTCGTCGTGAGGGATCGGAAATCTGGGCATCGTTCAACCCGGAGCTGGACACCGACCCGATTTACGTGATGGCGGTCATTGAGCCGCCGCCCGATGCGATCAGTGTCGAAATCAACTGGCCGGACAACCCGTGGTTCCCCTCTGTGCTTGAGCAGGAGCGCCAGCACGCCCAGGCGACGATGCCCGAGGCCGAATACCAGCACATCTGGGAAGGGAAGTGCAGGCCGGCGGTCGAAGGTGCGATCTACGCCAATGAAATCGCCGCCTGCGAGGCGCAAGGACGTCTGGCGCGAGTGCCGTATGACCCGATGCTGAAGGTTCACACGGTTTGGGATCTGGGCTTCAACGACTCCATGGCGATCATCATGGTGCAGCGCGCCGCTTCCGAGATCCGCATCGTGGACTACCTGGAAGACGAACGGCGCACCATCGAGAGCTACCTGACCAGCCAGGACCAGGACAGCTTGGCACAGCGCCCCAGCTGGAACTGGGGCAACGACTACCTGCCGCACGACGGATGGGCGCGCCGCCATCAGACTGGCCGCTCCGACGCTGACGTCCTGACCGCGTTCAACCGCGCGCCGATGCGAGTGGACGGTGGCGAAGTCGAGGCCGGCATTCGGCGCGCGCGTCAGTTGTTCCCGCGCGTCTGGTTCAACACCCAGAGCGCCGGCGTCCGCACGTTGCTGGAACACCTGCGGCGCTACCGCCGGCACATCAACCGGCAGACGGGCGCCGCAGGCGCGCCGGTTCACGACACGCACAGCCACGGGGCTGACGCATACCGCTATCTGGCGCAGGTCGCTGACGACCTGTCCAACTCCATCCAGACCGAAGCTCCACGTGAGGATGTTCACGTCGGCGGCGGCTGGATGGGCTGAAAGGAGAGACCAATGGTCGACGTGGTTCCTGGCACAAAGAACAAGGCCATCCGTGAAGTTGTGGACGGCCTGGAATATTTCACCCCCCTGGTTTCGACGGATGCGCCGCCGGCCGGCAATGACGTCGCGACCGACCCGGCCGCCGAGGGCGCCACCGACAACTCGCTGCTGCGCGGCATCCTGGCCGAACTGCAAGCGCAGACGGCGATCCTCGAAACCATCGCAGCCAACACGACGCCGACGCCCTGATGGCTGACCACAACGAACTGCTGGAGACGGCGCGCGAGCGCATGTCTCTGTGCATTGACGCCGATTACACGGATCGTGCGAAGGCTGTGGATGATCTGCGCTTCCTCGCGGGCGAGCAGTGGCCGGCGGAAGCGGCGCGCCAGCGCCAGATCGACGGGCGCCCGTGCATGACATTCAACCGGCTGCCTGCGTTCCTGCGGCAGGTGACGAACGACCAGCGGCAGAACACGCCAGGGATCAAGGTCCACCCGGTCGGCTCCGGTGCGGACGTTGAGACCGCCGAGGTCATGCAGGGGGTGATTCGCCACATCGAGTACAGCAGCGACGCCGATGTGGCATATGACACGGCCGTCAACAGCGCTGCCGCGTGCGGCCGCGGGATCTTCCGACTGCTGACCGAATACGAGTCGCCGGATTCGTTCAACCAGGTCATCCGCTTCAAGCGCGAGCGCAACCCGCTCAACGTCTATATCGACCCGTACAGCCAAAGCCCGGACGGCTCCGATATGCGCTTCGCGTTCATCAACGACACCATGTCGCGGGATGAGTTCAAGCGGCAGTACCCGGACGCCAAGGCAACAGACGGCGTCACCATTCAGGCGATGGGCGACAGCGCGAATCACTGGATGCCCGAAGGCAAGGTAACGGTCGCGGAATACTACTGGGTCGACGAGAAGAAGGCCGTTCTGGTCATGCTCTCGGACGGGTCCACCGGCTACAAGGACGATCTGGACGAAGCGGTCGCGGCAGCCAATGGCATCACGATCGTTGCCCAACGCACCACCACGCGCCGGACGATCCGGTGGGCGAAAATCACCGCCTGCGACGTGCTGGAAGAGGCGGAAATCCCCTGCAAGTGGATCCCGGTCTTTCCGGTGTACGGGGAAGAGCTGGACGTTGAAGGGAAGGTGACGCGCAAGGGCTTGGTGCGGGACGCCAAGGACCCGTGCCAGATGTATAACTTCTGGATGACGAGCGCGACCGAAGAGGTGGCACTGCGTCCGAAGACCCCGTACATCGGCGCCGAAGGCCAGTTCGAGGTCGACAAGGCCAAATGGGCCACCGCCAACGCCAAGACCTACCCGTACATCCAGTACAAGCCCGTCACCCTGGGCGGTGTCATGGCGCCGCCGCCGCAGCGCCAGGCAATGGCAGATGTGCCGGTCGGCGTGCTTCAGATGGCCATGCATGCCGTTGACGACCTGAAGGCCACTACGGGCATCCACGACGCCAGCCTGGGCGCGCGCGGCAATGAAACGAGCGGGCGCGCAATTCTGGCTCGCCAGCGTGAGGGCGACGTCTCCAACTTCCACTTCACCGACAACCTGAATCGCGCCGTGCGTCATGCGGGGCGCTGCATTGTCGACATGATCCCGCGCATCTACGACACCGCGCGCGTGGTCAAAATCCGCGGTGAAGACGAGTCTATGTCGTCTGTCGAGATCAATCAGCCAGTCAGGGATGAACAGGGCGCCATCGTTCAGGTCCTGAACAATCTGATGGTCGGCAAGTACGACGTCACGATTTCGGCCGGCCCCAGCTACACCACGCAACGCCAAGAGGCAGCCGAGGGCATGTCGAACCTGGCCCAAGCGTGGCCGCCCCTCATGGATACCGCCGGCGATCTGGTTGTGAAGAACCTGGACTGGCCTGGCGCCGAGGAGATCTCGGAGCGCATCAAGCGCCGCATCCCGCCTCAGATCATTGGCGGCGAGGAAGAATCGCAGCAGGAAGTCCCGGCGCAGGTCGCCCAGCAGCTCCAGCAGCTTCAGCAGGCGCTCGAGCAGGCCACGCAGGAGCTGCAAGACGCCCAGTCCGGGCTTGCGAAGGCGAGGATCGACGCAGCCAGCCGTGTCGAGGTCGCGCAGATCAACGCCCAGAGCCGGCAGGACGTCGAAGAGATCAAGGGCCTGGTGCAGCTGCTCCTGGAGCGAATGCAGCCGCCGCCCATCCTGGAGGCTTCCGCCTACCAGACCGGCAGGCCGCCAAGCCAGCCCCCTGTCCAGATCACTCAGCGCCCGCCCGATGCGGGCGTTGTCGCATCTGGCCCCCAGCAATTTCAGCAATAGCGTTTCGGCGACTTCCGGCGCCGCCTTCCCGGATGTGACCCGTCAAGGATCGAGCAATGAGCGAGCAAGACCAGCAAGAGCAAATCCCCAGCACCGCAGAAGCCCCGGAAGGCGATTCACCCCAGACCGACGAGAGCCAGCGCGAAGGCCAGGAAGGCCAGCAGCAGGAGAAAGACGATCAGGGCCAGGAAAAGCCCAAGGAACTTACCCCGGCTGAGAAGGAAGCCAAGGCGCTGCGGCGTCGTGTCGACCGTCTCACCAAGGCGCGGTACGAGGGAGAGGCTCGAGCACGCCAGCTTGAGGAAGAGTTGCAGCGCTATCGCGCTCAGCAGCCTCAAGACCAGCATGGCCAGGATTCGCCCCGTCAGTTGGGACCTCAAGACGTTGAACGACAAGCGCGAGAGATCGTGGCAGCGGAGCGTTTCAACGCCAAATGCAATGAGGTCGCGCGGCTGGGCGATGAGCAGTACCCGGACTTTGGCGAAAAGCTGAAGGAACTGGGGAATGAGGCCACGTTGTTCAGCAAGGACGGTCGCCCCGAACCTCTGATGGAAGCAATTCTGGATGTGGATGACCCCGCAGCCCTGATCTACCACCTGGGGGCAAACCCCGATGTGGCCGCCGAGATCGCCGAGCTTTCGCCTCGGCAGCAGGTGCGCCGCCTGGCAGTCATCGAGTTGCAGTTGAAGTCCACGCCGAAAGAACAGAAGCCCGCGAGCGCTCCGGCGCCCGCTGTCACGAAAGCCCCGCCTCCCATTCAGCCGAACCGTTCCGCCTCGGGCCAATTTACCAAGGACCCCGACGCGATGACGGACGCCGAGTGGTGGGCATCGCAACGCAAATCCTAACCGAGAGGTAAGCCACCATGGCCACCACCAATGTTCTGACCCACCAGATGCTCGCCCGCGAGTCCGCCAAGATGTTTCTGGAGGAAGCGCCGTTCATCGCCAACATCAACAAGGGCCGCCAGGAAGAATTCGGCGCCATCACCCAGGGCTTCAAGAAGGGCGACACCGTTCGCATCAAGATCCCGCCCGTGCCCACCGTCTACAACGGCGCGGTGTTCGCCGAAGGCGGCACGCCCGACGACTTCGGCGAACGCGAGGTCAATCTGACCGTGGACACCCAGAAGCACACGGGTATCCAGTTCGGCGCCGCCCAGAAGAAGCTGGATTTGAGCGAGTTCAAGGAGCGCTACCTGCGCCCGGCGATTCAGACGCTCTCGTCGGTGGTCGAGGCCGACCTGCTCCAGCGCGCCTATGCCGGCGTGCCGAGCCTGGTGGGGACGCCCGGCAGCGTGCCGACGCAGATGAAGACGTACGGCCAGGCCCGCAGCAAGCTGCAGCACTACCTGGCACCGGCCAGCGACCGCAGCGTGGTCTTCAGCTCCGACGCCAACCTGGAACTGGTGGATTCGTCCAAGGCGCTGTTCCACGCCAAGAAGGAGATTGACCGCGGCTTCCTGCGCGGCTCTATCGGCGAGGCCCAGGGCGCGGACTTCTACGAGCATCAAAGCTGCCCCATTCACACCAACGGCTCCAAGGTCGCCGGCGTGACGGTCTCGGGTGCCAGCCAGTCGGGCACGTCGCTGGTCGTGGGCGGGCTGACCGCCGCCGACACCATCACCAAGGGTTCGGTGTTCACCATCGCCGGCGTTTACGCCACGCATCCGCTGACCGGGCTGCCGTATGCCCACCTGCAGCAGTTCGTGGTGACCGAGAACTTCACGGCGTCCGGTACCACGGGAACCATCAGCATCTACCCGGCGTTGAAGGCCGCGATGCCCAACAAGACGGTTTCGGCGCTGCCCGCCAACAGCGCCGCCCTGACGTTCGTTGGCAGCGCCAGCACCGCCTACCGGCAGAACCTGATGTTCCACCGTGACGCCTTCACCACCGCGATGGTGCCGCTGGACGTGCTGCCGGGCTGCGAAGGCTACACGGCCCGTCTGCCGAACGGCTTCAGCGTCCGGGTGATGACCGGCGGCGATTTCACGAACGACAAGGAAGCGACCCGTATTGACGTGCTGTACGGGTTCGCAGTCGTTCGCGGCATCCACGCCAGCCGCATCACCGAGTAAGGCGCGGGCCGGGCTTCGGCCCGGCCTATCTCTTGAGGAGAACTCATGTTCCAGGAATACCCCAAAGCCCTGTATCGGGGCGAAGAATTCACGACCGTCCTCGGCGCCGAAGCGGAAGCCGAGAAGCGCGCCGAGGGGTGGCACGATTACGGCCAAGACGCCATCCAGGCGGCTGAAGCGTCCGAACCGGATGCCAAGGACGAGCGGGCCGAGCTGCTCGCCAAGGCGAAGGAACTTGGCATCGACGCAAAAGGCACCTGGGGAGTCCAGAAGTTGAAAGACGCCATCCAGGCGGCCGAGGATCAGTAATGGCGCACGCGCTCGATCTGATCCAGCGGGCCATGCGGCGCATTGGGGTGTTGGCGCCGGGCGAAAGCCCCACCGCTGACGAAACGCAGGATGCGCTGGCAGTTTTCAACGGCATCATCGAGCAGTTCACGCTGGATTCCCTCGGGGTATACCGGCGCATCGAGCTGGTACACCCGATGAATGGGTCGGCCAGCTATTCCATCGGTCCCACCGGCGACATCGTGGCCGACCGTCCGCTACGGATCGAAAGTGCCTTCTCTCGTCTGGATCAGCTGGACCGCGGCATCAACATCGTGGGCGACGACCAGTTCAACTCCGTTGCCTACAAGACGACGCAGGGGCGCCCGGACTTCCTGCGCTATGACGCAGCGATGCCGAATGGCCGGTTCGACCTCTGGCCGATTCCGGATTCGGCCTATCAGCTTCACCTCATCGTCGCCTCGCAGTTCCTGCCGATCGATCACCCCTCGGACGAAATCATCTTGCCGCCGGGGTATGGCCGCGCGCTGGTGCTGTCGCTGGCGTTGGACCTCTGCGGGGAGTTTCAGCGGCCCATTCCTGCCGGCCTGACGGAGCTGACGACGAACGCAGTTGCCGCCGTGCGACGGAACAACATCGAACCGGTATCTGCTGTGTTCGACCCGGCGCTGACCGGCCAGCGATTCCGCGAATTCAGGGACGCCGACTGATGCAAATCCCCTTCGTCGGCCCGGCCTATCGCGCCCGCAGCTTGAACATCAACGCGCAGCGCTGCGTTAACTTCTACCTGGAGTCGGGCGGCCCGGATGGTCGCGCACGCGCGGCGCTGATCGGCACGCCCGGCCTGGTGCGCAAGCTCGTGCTGCCGAACGCGCCCTGCGAGGTGCGCGCGGCCGAGGTGTTCAAGGGCGAGCTGTGGGTGGTCGGCGGCAACAAGCTGTACTCCATCACCAAGGCCTGGGTCGCCACCGAGCGCGGCACGCTGGACACAAGCACCGGAAATGTGTCGATCCAGGCGAACAACAGCCAGCTGATGCTGGTTGACGGCGTCTCGGGCTACATCTGGGACCAGCCTGACGCCACGTTCGGCCGCATCACCGACGCGGAATTCCCGGCCGGTGCGCGCACGGTGTCCTACATCGACAGCTATTTCGTGGCCGAGACGCCGAACACCGAGCAATTTTCCATCAGCTCGCTGGGCAATGGCCGCGAGTGGGACGGTACCGACTTCACGAGCGCGGAGGGCGCGCCCGACAACATCGTCACGCACCTGACCGACCATCGGCAGTTGTGGGTGCTGGGCGAGACCACGATTCAGATCTACGAGAATACCGGCAATGCCTCGTTCCCTCTGGAGGCCAGCGGTACGGCTTTCATCGAGGTGGGGTGTGTGGCGCCCGCCAGCGCCAAGCGCTTCGATAACTCGGTCGTGTGGCTGGGCCAGGACGAGAACGGGCAGGGCATCGTCTGGAAGGCGGCCAACTACAACCCTTCGCGCATGTCCGACCACGGCCTGGAATTCGCGATGCAGAGCTACCCGCGCATCGACGACGCCCGGGCCTTCACCTATCAGCAGGACGGCCACACCTTCTACGTGCTGACCTTCCCGTCCGCCGATGCGACTTGGCACTTTGACGCGGCGACGGGCACATGGGCAGAACGGGCATGGCTGGATTCCAGCACGGGCCAGCTGCACCGGCACCGCGCCAACTGCCACGCCGCATTCAACGGGCAGAACATTGTGGGCGACTGGGAAAACGGCATCCTGTACGCCCTGGACCTGAACACGTTCACCGATGACGGCGCCGCGATCATGTCGCTGCGCGCGGCGCCGGCGCTGGCCGACGAGCAGGCGTTCCTGTTCTTCGGCTCCCTGCAGGTCGACGTTGAGGCGGGCGTGGGCCTGCCGACCGGCCAGGGCGAAGACCCCAAGATGATGCTGCGGTATTCCGATGACGGTGGCCACACCTGGAGCAACCGCCGCGAGGCTTCGATGGGCCGCATCGGCGCTTACGGCGCGCGCGCCAAGTGGAACCGACTGGGCCGCGGGCGCAATCGCGTCTTCGAAATCAGCATCACCGACCCGGTCAAGCGCATCGTGCTGGGTGCATATGCCGACGTCGCGAAGGGGACTGCGTGATGGCCGGCCCGATCCAGCAAACCACGCAGATCAACCTGCCCAACCCGCGCACGCCGCTGATCCGCTTCCAGTTGCCGAATGGGCCCGAGGTTTTCGGCTATCCGACGCGCGAGTTCATGGCGTTGCTGCGCCAGTTGACAGTGCGCGTCGGAGGTACGGGCGGCGACGTCGACATCATCACGCCCGATTCCGACATCCTGCCGCCGCTGGGCGCTGACGCTGGCGGGGACGCGGCGCTCGGCGTCGAACCGCTGATGCTCGTCAGCGGCGCCCAGTTGCAAGAAATGGTCAGCCACGCGGTGGCGGTCGAGGTGCAGATGGCGCTTGCCAGCATGCAGGCGTCCGACCAGGTTTCCGACCAGATCACCAAGGCGCCGCGCGTGCAAGACAGCCCCCTTGCGTCGGAAATGACCATGGGGAGGTCTGCATGAACGGCACCGTCAGTTCTGAAATGGTCATGTGCCCGGTACCTCCCGAGCCAGGCCCGGGCGCGAATCCGTACCAGATCGCGGTCACGGCGTCGCCGATGACCTACACCGCCCGCCGCCGCGAGGCGCTGCACATCACCGGCGGCACGGTCAGCACGATCAGTTACGTGCGCGGCCAGCTGCTGCTAGCCCTTGGCCTCGTGACTGGCGGCCAGCTCATCGAGCTGAACCCTGGCGACCAAGTGCGCATTGCCTACCTGACCACTCCCACCATCTGGAACCTCCCGAGGTAACCATGCAACGAATCCCTGTAGCCATCCCGGCGGCCCAACTGACCACGTCGGCCGCTCCCTACTACACCGCGCCCACCGGCACCAAGGCGACGATCAACAACCTGTCGCTGACCAACACCAGCGCCGCAGTTGTGACAGCGACCCTGCACCGTGTGCCGAGCGGCGGCACGGCGTCGGCCAGCAACATGATCCTGTCCGCCTTCAGCTTGCCGGTCGGCTCGACCTACGTTCCGCCGCAGGCGATTGGCCTGCAACTGGAAGCGGGCATGACCCTGCAGGCGCTGGCGAGCGCTGCGACCTCCGTCACCATCGCCGGTGGCGCTTACGAAACCTCGGGATCCTGATCCACATGAAGCACTTTCACTTCTTGGCCCATGGCGCCGACGTGAACCCCCTTATGCTGGCCATCCGCCGCCGACCGGACCTGTGGAAGGAAGACACGTTCCTGCGCCACTACCCGCAAGGTCCGTTCGGACAGACCGAATCCATCATGCTCAGATTCCCCGAGAAGGTGGAGGGGCTGACGGAAGAGCAGATCGAGGCCTACAAACAGAATCAACTGGCCGGGCACGACCAGTACGAAGCCGTCGACTACCCGGCCTACGCTGTCCTGCACGAAGCGCGGCCGCTGGTCATGAACCTGATGGCGCGAGTGCAGGGCGAGCGTCTGGGGCGCGTGATGATCAACAAGGTGGCGGCGGGCGGGCGCATCTTCGCGCACGCTGACACGCCCGAGCAGACGCGCTACTACACCCGATTCCACATCGTGCTGCATGGCCTGCCCGGCGCCGTCCTGAAGGCCGGAGACGAAGAGATCAACATGAACACCGGTGATGTTTTCTGGTTCGACAACAAGCAGGTGCATGAGGTGATCAACAACAGCCGCGACGACCGCGTAAGCATGGTCGTGGACATCCGGACGGCGAGGTAGCCATGCTGACCGCGCACGTCGAGAACCTGACCGAGCGTTTGGAAGACCTCAAGCCGCTGTTCCCGCTGCATTGGGAAGAACTCGCCCTGAACAAGGACAAGGTGCCGCTGGATCCCCAGTACCACGTCTACCTGCAGCGGGACGCGCGCGGCGAGGTCATCTTCGTGACGTTGCGCGACGCCGGCGAACTGGTGGGGTACTTCGTGGGCTTCGTGGCGCCGGGGCTGCACTACCAAACCTGCCTGACCTGCCACATGGACATCCTGTTCCTGCGCAAGGACAAGCGCGGTGGCCGCGGCGGCGTGATCCTGCTCAAGGCGGTCAAGGCAGAACTGAAGCGGCGCGGCGTGCAGCGCTGGTTCGTGGGCACCAAAGCACACATGGACATCGGCCGGCTGTTCGAGGCGATGGGGTTTGAACACGTAGAGACCACGTACAGCGCGTGGTTGGGAGACTGAAATGGTCGCAGCAGCAGTAGGAGTGGGGACCGCGGTTGCAGGCGTTGCCAGCAGCTCGATGAGTTCCAGCGCCGCAGGGAAGGCGGCAGATGCGCAGGCCCAGTCCGCCGCGGACGCCAACCAGCTCCAGCGGGACATTTACGACCAGAATCAGGCGAACCTCCAGCCCTACCTGGATTTCGGCTCGTCCGGCATGAACGCGCTGGCGTACCGCTTGGGGCTGGGCGGCGTCAGCCCGAGCGGGCAGAGCGTTGCCAACCTGACCTATGACCAGATCCGGGAGGAACTGCTGCCGCAGTTCAGCGGTTCCGGTGGCTCCGGTGGCATGAGCGGAAACCCACCGAGCTTGGCGGAATTGGGAATCTCCGGCGCCTCGAATGCGACTTGGGGGTACGACCCATACAAACAGAAATGGGGCTACAAGGTCGACACCACCACTGGCGGCGACGCCGACATGCCGATCAGCTATTGGCAGTATGCAGATGGTTACCAGCCCGGAGGCGGCGCCGACAATGAGGCCGCGCTCGAAGCCGCCATCCAGAAGCGCTTGGCCGATCAGGCGGCTGCCCAGGCTGCCGCGCAGAAGGATCCGCTGTACGGCTCGTTGCTAGACACTTACCGCGAGTACACGCCTTTCTCGATGTCGGACTTCAACGCCGATCCTGGATACCAGTTCCGCCAGCAGCAGGGCGAGCAGGCGATCGAGCGCATGGCGGCCGCGCGCGGCGGCCTCAACTCCGGGCGCGCGGCGAAGGACCTGGCAGCGTTCAACTCCGGGCTCGCCAGCCAGGAGTACCAGAACGCCTACGGCCGGTACAACAACGACTACCTGACGGGCTTCAACGCCTTCAACACGAACCAGAACAACATCTACAACCGCCTGATGGGCGTTACCGGCGTCGGTCAGTCGTCGGCGTCGGCGCTTTCAGGGGTCGGCAGCGGCTATGCAAACCAGGTCAGCAACAACACGCTGCAGGCCGGGAATGCGGCTGCGGCCGGCATCGTCGGTCAACAGAACGCGATCAACAGCGGCATCGGTTCGGTGACGAACGCGCTTGCCGGCTATGCGGCCAACCGGCCTCAGGGGACGAGCGGCTACAGCGGTGCGTTCCAACCGACTGCCGGCGTCGGCGGTCTCAGCAGCGGTTCCGGCCTCAACGGATGGTGGTAAATCATGGCACTCGACACGAGCATTCCCCTTCAGGTTCGCCCGGCCCAGATCGAAAGCCCGCAGAACGTGCTGATGAACGCGGTCCGCCTGCAAGCCGCGCAAGGCCAGCTTGCCGATCAGCAGCGCATGACGACTGAGCGCAACGCGCTGGCTGACGTCCTGCGCCAGGGGCAGGTTTTCGACGCTCAAGGCCAGCTTACGCCCGGCGGCCTGGGCCAGGTCGCGCAGGCTGCACCGAGCCAAGTTCCGGCCTATGCGCAACTGGCAAACCAGCAGCAGCGCCTGAATCGTCAGGACGAGCTGCAGGGCGTCGGGCTGGCGATGCGAAAGCAGCAGTGGGCGCAGCAGGGTTTCGCCACCGCTGCGACGCCCGAGGCCGCCCGCCAGTACATCCAGAGCGGTGTGTCGGCGGGGATCCTGACCCCGGAAGAAGCGCAGCGGGGGCTGGCACAGGTGCCGGCGGATCAGGCGTCATTCGATCAGTGGCGCAATCAGATCAACCAGTCGATGATGACGCCGGCGCAGCGCGCAGAGCTGGAGCGCGGCACGTATTCCGCACCGGTGCAGACCAACCAGGGTTTTGCGCAGATCGACCGGAATGGCAACGTGCGCATCCCTACTGGGCCGAACGGCCAACCGCTGATGCCGGTGACCTTGGACGCCGCTGGCCAGGGCGCAGCAGCGCAAGCGAAGGCGTATGGCACTGCTCAGGGGAAAGCCCAGGCGGCAAACCAGCAGGAATTCGGGCAGGCCGAGGCGACCGCGAACCAGATCATGGGCGTCATCGATCAGGCGATCAATCACCCCGGGCGCGGCTATGCCACGGGCGCCTCGTCCATGCTCCCGATCATCCCGGGCACCGACGCGGCCGACTTCAACGCGGTGCTGGACCAGATCAAGGGGCAGGCGTTCTTGCAGGCCTTCGAAAGCCTCAAGGGCGGCGGCCAGATCACGGAAGTGGAAGGCACGAAGGCCACGCAGGCTATCGCGCGCCTGGAGCGGTCGCAGTCTGAGGCCGAATTCGTCAAATCGCTGCAGGAACTGCGCAGCATCGTCGCAAACGGTCTGGAGCGCGCGCGGCGTAAAGCTGGCGCTGCGGCCGCGCCGGCAACTGGCGCAGCCACCAGCGCCGGCCCGGCGCGTGAGGTCGCTCGACGCGGCCGCCTGCCGGATGGTCGCCAGGTCGTCGAATACAAGGATGGCACTCGCGAGGTGATCCAGTAATGGCCATGAACGATCTGCTGCGCCTTGTCGCGCAGGCCGAGAGCGGAAACCGGGACTACGACGCCGCCGGCCGCGTGGTGACGTCTCCCGTTGGCGCCAAGGGCCGCATGCAAGTGATGGACGCCACCAACCGCGACCCGGGATTCGGCGTGCGCCCAGCGGCCGACGACAGCCTGGAGGAGCGTGCGCGCGTGGGGCAGGACTACTTGGGCGCCATGGTCAACTATTACGGCGGCGACGTGCGCAAGGGCTTGGCCGCCTACAACGCCGGGCCCGGCAACGTCGACCGCGCGCTGGCGCGTGCGCAGCAGGCCGGCGATGCAGACTGGATGCGCTACCTCCCCAAACCCGAGGAAACCGTCCCCTACGTCGAGAAGATCGTGGCGGGCATGCGCGGGCAGCCGGGCGTGCTGGACACGGTTGCGGCCTCTGTGTTCCCGGCCGCTACTGCGGCTCCCGCGCCGGATGTGGACTGGAACAGCGTGACGTGGGATGAGCCCGCCGCGCCGCCGGCCGCGGCACTCGCCAAGCCGGGCGAGGTGGACTGGTCTACCGTGCAATGGGAAGGCGCAGATACCCCGGCGCGCAGCCCCGACGGTGCGCTGCGCGTCGAAATGTCCCAAGAGTCGAACCCAGCCGCGGCCGCTACTGCCGCACAGCCTACGCAAGCACAGAAGATCCAGGCCAGCGCCTTCGGCCGCATGGCGCAGGGCGCCGTGGTCGACCCGCTGAACGCTGGCGCGCAACTCCTGGTGAATGCCGCGCCTGGTGGAGTGGTGGACGCCGTCAACTCCGCCACGCAGTATGTCAACGAACTGCCGGTCATCGGCCCGGTCACGCGCGCGCTCGGCATGACGCCCGCTACGGCGCAGGACGTCAACCAGGGCGTCCAGCAGCAGGAACAGCAATACCAGGCCGCCCGCCGCGCCACAGGGAACGATGGCTTTGACTGGGCCCGCCTGTCTGGCAGCGTGGCGGCGACTGCGCCGCTGGCCGCCGCGATGGCGCCGGCCGCAGGATTGTCTGTTCCGGCGTCGATGGCAACTGCGGCAGGCTCTGGCGCAGTCTTTGGTGGCCTCCAGCCGGTTACTGAGGGGGGAGACTACGCAGAGAATAAGCTGCGGCAGATGGCGGTAGGCGGAGTCTCCAGCGGTGCACTATCGGGCGTTGGGAATGCGCTTTCCCGCGTTATCAGCCCGCGCGCGTCCGTCAATCCCAACGTGCAGACGCTGCTGGATGAAGGGGTGACGCCGACGCCCGGACAGCTGCTGGGCGGCACGGCGCAGCGCATGGAAGACAAGGCGGTTTCCATCCCCATCGTGGGGGACGCTATTCGCGGCGCGCGCGAGCGGGGGATTCAGGAATTCAACGAGGCGGCGCTGAATCGCGCTGTCGCGCCGCTGGGCCAGCGCGTCACAGCCACCGGCCGGGAAGGCATGCAGCAAGTGCAGCGCATCGTGGGGGACGCCTACGACGACATCATCCCGCGGCTCAACTTCCGAGCTGACAACCAGTTTGCCCAGGAGATCGGCACGCTGCAGCAGATGGCGCAGACGCTGCCGCCCGCGCAGGCACAGCAGTTCGAAACAATCCTGCGCGACCAGGTTATAGGGCGGCTGACGCGCCAGGGCGGCGCCACCGGCCAGAATTACCGCGCCATCGAGAGCGAGCTGGGCCGCCTGGGTGCGAACTACCGTAGCAGCGCGGTCGCCGGCGAGCGCGAGCTGGGCATGGCGATCACGGAACTGCAGGCTTCGCTGCGTGAAACGCTCACCCGTTCGAACCCGCAGGTCGCGCAGGAACTGGCGTCCATCAACCAGGCCTATTCGATGCTGACTCGGTTGCAGCGCGCGGCGAGCGCGACGGGCGCGGATGAGGGCGTATTCACGCCGGCGCAGTTCTCGGCCGCAGTGCGTGCGGCGGACGGGACGGTTCGGAAAAACGCCTACGCGCGCGGGGGTGCGCTGATGCAGGATCTGTCGGACGCCGGGCGCGGCGTCATGAACACGACGGTCCCGAATTCAGGGACGTTCGACCGTGCCGCCCTGGTCGGCGCGGCCACGCTTTCCGCCGCCAATCCGCTCTTCCCAGTAGGGCTCGCGGCGGGCGCGCTCCCGTACCTGCGCGGGCCGAACCGCCTGGCGGCAGCGCTCATAGCACGCCGCCCAGAAATCGCACCACAGCTTGCTGAGCGCATATCCGGTGTCTTGCCGGCAGCGGGCGTCGTGGCCGCTCCAGCCCTGAATCAACTGTTTCAGCCATGACGTGATCCAGGGCATAACCCCAAGAATGGCGCCGCCGATCAAGACGCGCCAGAACTGTTCATCATTCATCCGATTCTGCCCCGCCCCGAGCGGGGCTTTTTATTGAGGTCGAAAAATGGCCGTCGCGTCCTATATCCTGCCCCGCTTCAAGGCCATCGACGACTACGGTCGGCCGATGGTCGGGGCAAAGCTCTACACCTATCAGAACAAGACCACCACGCCGGCGCCGACCTACCAGGACGCGCAGCAGAGCGCCGCCAATACGAACCCGATTGTATTGGATGCTTCGGGGGAGGCGGTCGTTTACCTGCTTACGGATCAGGTCTACACCTTCGTCCTCAAGGACCGCGACGAGGTCTCCGTCTGGACGCAGGACGACGTCACCAGTGCCGTATCTCCCCAGGAGTTGGTCGAGATCGTGGAAGATCTTGCGGCATCTGATGGGTCATCCCTGATCGGATTCATCCAGTCCGGCGCGGGCGCAGTGCCCCGGACGGTTCAGGATAAATTGCGGGAAGTTGTCAATGTTGACGATTTCGGGGCGGTTGGCGATGGCGTGGCGGACGACACCAGCGCTGTGCAGCTCGCGTTGAATTCCGGCGCAGCAGTCGTTGAGTTCAGGAAGGGCGGGATCTACCTGTGGAAGGATGCAAACGGCCCGACGGTGAAATCCAATACGATCGTTCGAGGGAATGGCGCGGTGATCTCGCAGCCGAACAAGGACGAAAGCGCGACCAGCTCGGTAGGCGTTGAGTATTGCGGGTTCCGCGTTGAACCTGGCTCAACGGGTATCGAGTTCAATGGCTTGGAACTGCGCGGACCCTTCTACGGGCTCACGGTTCAACCGATCTATCGATCTATTGGGATCAGTATCTCAGGCCGCTACGACCAGTATTTCTACAACAACCCCAACTACCCGGCCAACCCACCGACGCCTGTCTCTGGCACGTCCTCGGACATCGTGGTGCGCCACTGCGTGATCGAGGGATGGGGCCAGTCGGGAATCATCGCCGATCAGATCGACCGGTTCTCTGCGAACTTCAACCGCATCCGGCACTGCGGCCGCGACGGCGTTCGGATGTATGGCTGCCGTGAATTCGACGTGACCGGCAACAAGATCGAATACATGGCGCCGGGTTTCCCCGCCGAGGGCATCGACCCCAACAACAACGTGTATGGCGTCACGGCGACCCGGATCTACCACTGCACGAACGCCGACGGCACGCTGACTGACTATCGCAACAGCGCTTATGGCGTCATCGCGCAGAACGTCGTGCGACACTGCCCATCCTGGAAGGCGCTGGACACGCACGGCGGCACCGACATCACCTTCGCCGACAACGTCATCTTCAATGCCCACATCGGCATCGGGCTCGACAAGGGCGGCTACAACTTGGTAGACGGCTTCGCGCCGCCGCGCCGGCTGAAGGTTCGCGGCAACATCATCATCGCCGACCCCTCGAACTCCGCAGGAAACCGCGCGGGCATTTTCGCGGTGGCCCACGATGCGACCGAACAGAACATCGGTGAGGATCTGGAGCTGACCGGGAACCATGTCGAAGGCTTTGGGCAGCAGGTTATTGATGGAAACGTGGTCGTCAGCAACTACCGGCGGGTGGTGATCGGTGATTTCACGATCCGCGGCGGTCTTCGCGCCGGCATCAACTTCCAGAACACCGTCGAGGAATACACGATTGGAAAGGGCGTGATTCAGGACATCGGAATCACGTCCGGTGGCGCTTGTACCGGCATCAATTCGCAGGCGGCGACGCAGCGTGGTGTCATTGACGGCGTGGTGTTCCGCAAAACGGATACTGCCGACACGATGATCGCCATCAGCGCGGCTAGCCCGAGCGCTGGGTATGGCGCAAAGGTCGGCATGGATCTTTCCTTTGTGGGCAACATCACGCCGTTCAATTCCACCGCGGCGTTTATCAGGCAAGACAGTCCCTTCGTGCAAAAAAGCCTAGCCGTGGGGAACATCAACAACAACGGCACGGCGACGATTGTGGTCGCGAAGGGAATCGCCTCTGTCACCAGGACAGGTGTTGGGGTGGTGCGGGTGGTGCTGAGCACCCCAGCCACCACGAATCAGACCCTGTTCCCCCAAGCTACAGGCAAGGGCACGTCCCCGATATCGGCTATGTGCTCGATCATCGACGCTTCGACTATAGACGTCACGACCCGGGATAACGCGGGGGTGGCAGTTGACGCAGCCTTCTTCTTCACCCTTCAGGGGTTCTGACGTGGCGCCCGAGCATCTGGGCGCCAGCAGTGCGGACCTTCGCGGCCTGCATGCCCAGATCCAGCAATGGCGGCAGGAGGAACGCCTTGATATGGCGGCCCATCACGCGGAGAACAAGAGCGAGATGGAAGCGTTGCGCCGGGAAATGCTGGCCCTCTCGTCGGCAGTCAAGACTGCCTTCCCCGGCGGCGACTTCGATGGGCACCGCCGCTATCACGAGCTGCTGATCGCCCGCGAGGAACAGCGTCAACAGATCCGGCGCGAGGTAATCACCCACCTGCTGAAGGGCAGCACGTGGGCCATGTTGCTGGGCCTGTTCTGGATGGTGATCAAGCATGGCAAGGACTACCTGAAATGAACCTGATCCAGGGCTGGCGCCGCAAGTTCCCGCGCCTGTGGAGCGTGCGCCTGTCTCTGCTGGCGGCGCTGCTATCCGCCTTTGAGGTGGGCATGAATCTGTGGCTCACCGGCCGGCCGCCGCTGATAGTGATCGGCGCCGGTCTTTTCTCCCTCTGCGCGGCTATCGCGCGCGTTATCTCCCAGCCGAGGCTGACCAATGAAGACCGGAACTAAGCGCACCCTGCAGGGCACTGTTGGCGCGGGCGCCGCTGCCATCCTGCTGTCTGTCGTCCCCAAGTTCGAGGGTATGGTGCTGCGCGGCTACAAAGACCCCATCGGCATCGTGACAGCATGCGCGGGCCATACTGCGACGGCCGTGCTGGGCAAACCCTACACCGTAGAGGAATGCCGGATCCTGCTGGACCAGGATCTGGTCGAGCATGCGCAGGGCGTCCTGGCATGCACGCCTGGGCTTGCCGGGCACACGAACCAGACGGCTGCCGCGGTTAGCTTCGCCTACAACGTGGGCGTGGGCGCCTACTGCCGATCGGTGACGGCGCGCCGGTTCAATGCTGGCGATTGGGCGGGCGCATGCCGCGCCATGAACCAGGCTGACAGCGGCAAGCCGCAGTGGGTCTGGGCCGGCGGGAAGATGCTGCCCGGCCTCGTCTCTCGCCGCGCCGCTGAGCGCGCGCTGTGCGAAACGGACCTGCCGAAATGATCCCGCGCGCCGCGTGGCCCTACCTGATTGGCCCAGCTCTGGTGATGGGCGCCGCGCTGGGCCTGCGCTGGTACGGCGCCGCCCAGTACCAGGCCGGCGCGGACGCCAAGCAGTCGGAAATCGAAAAGCGCCAGGTCGCCATCGAGCGCGCATGGCAGGAGGAAAGAGATCGTGCTGATGCCAAACACCGCGGCGCCATCCTGGCGCGAGAGGCTGCTGAAAAGACTGTTGCCGCTCAGCGTGGCCGCATTGACGGGCTGCTGCGCCAGCTTGCCCGGCGGCGCGCCGAAACTCCCAGCGCCGGCAGCGGACTTGATGCAGCCGGCCCCGACTGGATCGGAATTATTGGATCGTGTGTCGGACGATATGAGCAGTTGGGAAAAGATGCTTCTCGATGGGCTGATCAGGTGAATGGCCTACAGGGCTATATCCGAGGCCTCGGCATACACCCCTAGGGCCGGTCCGGCGTCAGGTCGTCTGGTAGTTGACCGCCCTGTGCGTGCGGGCAGATTCCGGCCATGATTCCATCTCAGCTATCGCCGTTTCGATCTGGCCGATGTCCAGCCCCTTCAGCCGCTCCGGGTCGAACTCGTGCCATCGCAGCGCGGCCAGCCGGTCGCGGATCGACTCATCTTCGAACCGCCATTTGAAGTGTTTCGCCGGCGTTCCCACCACGATGGAATATGGCGCCACATCGCGGGTCACGACGGAGCCCGTTGCTACGACCGCGCCATCCCCGATTGTGACGCCGGACATGATGTAGGCGTTGTCACCAATCCACACGTCGTGACCAACAAGAACTCGAATGCGGCGGGCCGGGTCGGCGAACTTCAGGACAGGGGGATTGCTGTTCGTCTGAAAGAATGGGCTGGTGGAAAGGGCGCTCAAGTCATGCGCGCCCGATCCAAGCGTCACGTTGCGCCCGATGGAACAGTAGCGGCCGACGATCACAGAGCTTCGAACGAATCCGCTGTTCATGTACGACTGAAAGCCGAAGGCGGCGCCGGCGAGGACTTCGCACTTCCCGAGGGTCACACCCTGCTCAAACCTAAACTTTCTCGGCTCGTAACCGTCGAGGACGGTCAAACCCATGGCCGCAAATTTCTTGTTTTTCATCCCTTCCCTCGGTGACCCAACTATATGGCGGGTTCGATTCTAGCCTTTGGCGACCTGCACCCGCTCCGCCCGCTTTGCCACCCAGAACCAGTGGCTGAACTTGCCGCGCTTGGCCTTCTGCTTGCGGAAGAAGATGCGGACGCGGCCGGCGTGGCCGGCGTCGATTTCCACCGGGTATTCCCGGTCTTCGGCGGTCGCCGCGGGCGGGAGTGTCTTCAGCGCCTCGCCGACGTACTGCCCGGGCACCTGCTCCAGGATTCCGTTGTCGTTCATGTTCCCCCCTTTCAGGACGCCGCGCGCAGAGGCGTGACGTTCCAGTCCTTGCCGCTGGCGCAGCTCTCTAGGTAGGCCGCCCAGAGTTCCAGCGCGGCCCGGCGTTCGGGGATGTCGTCGCGCACGTCGTAGATCGCCTCCATCCCCTTGAGCTTGTGATTCAGGGCCAGCTCCGATATTTCGTTGCTCACGCCCAGATTGCGCATGTGGCCCTTGGCGGTGCTGCGCGTGTCGTGCGGGGTGAACCGGCGGATGTCCAGGTCGCCGCGGTCGAAGGCGCGCCGGATGGCTGCCCAGAGTGTCGTTTCTCCGACGTGCGTGTCGCCGCCCTGGTTGCGCCGGCGGCGCTCGTGCCTGGCCGGCAGCACCCATTCCGACGTGCCGGCCAGGGCCTGCAGTTGGCGGAACCAGCCGGCTACGGTCGGCGTGAGCGGCACGGTGAAGCCGCGGCGGACCTTGACGTGTTCTTCTGGCACCCACCAGGTGCCGCGGTCGAGGTCGACATACTCCCACCGGGCCTTGGCCAGCTCCACCGACCGCACGCAGGTGGCCAGCAGGATGCGCAGCGCCAAGGCGTTCTCGGTGCCGATATCCTCGATGTTGGCTAGCAGGCCGCGTAGCTCGGCCTCGGTCAGCATCACGCGGCGCTTGATCGGCGGGCGCGGCCCCATGAGGGATACCAGATCTACGCCGGCGGCCGGATTCGTGTCGATCAGGCGCAGGCCGCAGGCGTGGGCGAAAAGCTGCTTGGCCGTGGTCAGGATCCGTTTGCTGATCGTCCACGTGCGCTTTGCTGACGTGAGCATGTGCACGACGTCGGACGGTTGCACCTGGTCCACGGGAATGACGCCCAGCTTGGGCAAGATCACCTTGTCCAGATCCCAATTCCGGTAGGTGATGGTGTCGGCGGCCAAGCCCGAGAGCTTCTTGGCGCGGAAGTCCTCGACCAGCGTCCGAACGTTCGATACTTTGGTTGCCCGGGCTTTGGTCCGTTGCTTCTCCAGCGCAGGGTCGGCGCCGCGGTCGATTGCCGCCCTGAAATCCCGCGCCGCCTTGCGCGCAGCCGCCAGGGAAATGTCGGGGTAATTCCCGATCGTGACTTCTTTTTGCGGGCCACCTTGGCGATAGCGCAGCACCCATGTCGCGGTACCAGCCGCTGACAGGGTGAAGGTCAGTCCGTCGCCGTCGCTGCGCGCCAGCTTCTCGCCCGCGCTGACCCAGCGCCTAAGCTGGATGTCGTCCAACAGATGTTTTTCCCGTTTTGCCACCCGAATCCCCTCTGAAATGAGTAGCTAGGCGCTCTGGCTACTCACCTGGCTACTCATTGAACTGTCGCCAGCAAAGTACTACATGCAACGCCGGGAAACAAAACAGCCCGCGTTTATGCGGGCTGGCGAGGGATCGGGTGCATGTTGGGAAACAGCAGGCCACCCGGATCGGGCTTGCAGGTGGCGAGTTTCATGTTGTTGGTAGACCGGTGATTATTGCGATTGTCGGCGCTGCCGTTCAAGGACCGGTCTAGCTGCACATCTGGCTACGATCCGGGGTACAGGCAGCCGGTGCGAAGGACAAGGCCAGATGATACCTGCTTACGATTGGAGCCCATGAAAGGCAAATCTATCGGACCACGCCTATTCACCAATTTGGACGAATAGCGCACCCTGGCACCGTCGATCACATTTTGGAGCCGCCGATGTTCGAATGGGATTTCCTGCTCAACAGCCAACCCATGAGCAAGCTAAAAGGCCGTGGGCTGTCCGTGAATGCCTTCTCAGGAAAGGAGGGCCACTTCAACCAGTGTGAGTCCGCCTGCCTACGCAATGTGGGGCCAATTCCAGCCGGCAAGTATTACATTGTGGATCGGCCGACCAGTGGCCTGCGAAGTGCGATTAATACGTGGATAGGCGGCCGATGGGATTGGTTTGCTCTCTATGCTCAAGACAGTAAAGTGGACGATTGGGTTTTCTGCCATGAAGTTGAGCGCGGAAATTTCCGGCTACATCCCAAAGGCCGGAGGGGAATCAGCGAAGGGTGCATAACCATCGATAGCGCCTCGGACTTTGCGGCTGTGCGCAGGACGCTTTTGGGGAGCGAAGGTACCGCTATTCCCGGATCCGTACTCAAGGCTTACGGCATCGTGAACGTGCGATGCGCAAGGGGTCTTTGA